GCTCGCTTCACTTGCCGAAAGTGTTGAGTTTGAAAGTGAAGAAGAATATCGTGAGAAGTTGGAGACTCTGAAGGAATCATATTTCTCCAGAACTTCTACTACTAAGTCTGAAGCACCACAAACACTTTCTGAGGGAGTTGATTCAACTCCTGCCCCTATTACTAACAGTATGGACGCATATCTCAGAACATTGAGTGCATTCAAAAATTGAATTTAATATTCATTCAAACAAGTCACTAACTATTAGGTAAAAGCAAATGTTTCAATCAGAGCATCTGCAGGAAAAGTGGAGTCCACTTCTCGACTATGAGGGTCTTGATCCTATCAAAGATTCCCACAGAAGAGCAGTAACCGCTGTCCTGCTGGAAAATCAAGAAAAATTCCTCCGTGAGGAGCAAGCATTTAGTCAGGGTATCAACCTGATGGAAACCCCAACCAATGCAGCTAATGCTGCTGGTGCATCAGGTGGTTTCAGTGGTAGCGCAGCTGCTGCTGGTCCTGTTGCTGGTTTCGATCCCGTTCTGATCTCTCTGATCAGACGTGCAATGCCTAACCTGGTTGCATATGACCTGGCAGGTGTTCAACCAATGAATGGTCCTACTGGACTGATCTTTGCAATGCGTTCCACATATGAAAACCAGTCTGGTTCAGAAGCACTGTTCAACGAAGCAGATACCGCATTCTCTGGTCAGGATGACGGATTCAATCTTACCGCTGGATTTGCAGACGCTAATGTTGGTCTGGGTACAACTTCACAGTCTGGTACTAACCCTTCAGTTCTGAACCCAGTTGGTACCGCATCTTCAACTGGCTATAATGTCGGTGAAGGTATGGTCACTGGTGATGCTGAGAACCTTGGCAACACTGCAGGTGATCAGTTCAATCAGATGGCTTTCTCGATCGAGAAAGTTACTGTAACTGCGAAGTCCAGAGCACTGAAAGCTGAGTACAGCCTTGAACTTGCACAAGACCTGAAGGCAATTCATGGTCTGAATGCAGAAGCAGAACTTGCTAACATTCTCTCCACTGAGATTCTTGCTGAAATCAACAGAGAAGTTATCAGAACCATCTATAAGGTTGCTGAACAAGGTGCTGTTTCTAATACTGCAACTGCGGGTGTATTTGACCTTGATATCGACTCTAACGGTCGTTGGTCTGTTGAGAAGTTCAAAGGACTTCTGTTCCAAATCGAGCGTGATGCGAACGCAATCGCACAAAGAACTCGTAGAGGAAAGGGTAACATGGTTCTGTGTTCCGCAGACGTTGCTTCCGCACTAACCATGGCTGGTATCCTCGACTATACTCCAGCACTGAATGCAAACCTGAACGTTGATGACACCGGCAATACTTTTGCTGGAACCATTAATGGTAAGTTCAGAGTTTACATCGACCCATATTCTGCAAACCTGACAGCTGCTAACGCATCTGGTGGTAATCAGTACTATGTTGTTGGTTATAAGGGTTCTTCACCTTATGACGCAGGTCTGTTCTACTGTCCTTATGTTCCTCTCCAAATGGTTCGTGCCGTTGGTGAGAACACCTTCCAGCCAAAAATCGGCTTTAAGACTCGTTATGGTCTTGTTGCTAATCCTTTCGCTGAAGGCACTACACAAGGTCTTGGCAGACTTCGTATTAACTCTAACCGTTACTACAGAAGAGTTGCAGTCAAAAACTTAATGTGAGTTATACTCATATATTTTAGAGGAGACCTTCGGGTCTCCTTTTTTATGTCTTCAGATAAATATCTAAAAAAACTATAATGGCTAAACCCTTATCAGGTCAAATAACTGACAGAAACTTTTTACAGGCTGCAGGATTTTCTTTTGCCATTCAAAGAGCTCCAAAGATAAGTTTTTTTGGAAATGCAATTAATGTTCCTGGATTTACCTTAGGTGTAGTGGAACAACCATCATACCTAAAAATGATTCCTAGACCAGGAGAAATTTTAGATTTTAATGATCTAAGATTAAGATTTTTAATTGATGAAGGTCTTGAGAATTATATGGAAATACAAAATTGGATGCGGGGAATTGGATTTCCAGAAAGTTTAGATCAAATATATGATTTCCAAAAAGATGGTCCAATAAAAAATACTCATAAAAACGAATTAAACTTATATTCTGACGGAACACTTCAAATACTGAGTGGTATCAACAGACCTATTTTTAATGTTAACTTTAAAGATATGTTTCCTATATCTTTATCTGATATTTCATTTAATTCTCAGACAACTGAAGTTGAGTACTTGACAGCTGATGTCAGGTTTAAGTATTCTATGTATAATATCACCGATGTTGTTTGTTGTCCATGATTGATCTTACTGGAATCCAAAAAATGTGGGAAGAGGATTCTAAAATTGATATTGATAATCTTCATACTGAATCTTTAAATATTCCTATTCTTCATTCAAAATATTATGATTTATACAATAACTTAATGTTGTTAAGAAAAAAAGCAGAACAACAAAAGAAAAATATTAGACACGAAAGATACGAATATTATTCTGGAAAGGCTGATCCTGATGTTTATGTTGAGAATCCTTTTCCTAAAAAAATCAGAGATAAAGATACGATGCAAAAATATCTTGATGCTGATGAGAAGCTATCTCACGTAAATATGAAGCTTGAGTACTATGATGTAATGCTAAAATATATTGAAGAAATACTTAAGCAAATATCAAATCGCACATATCAAATTAAAAATAGTATTGATTTTATGCGTTTCTCATCTGGACTGGGGTAATAAATACTTCAGATGAGATTTTTTTATGTCTGATTTGATCATCGAAAAAGTAAATGAAGTATATTTAAAAATTACAACTGAACCTCATATTGAATACGAACTCAGAGACAGATTTACATTTGAGGTTCCCAATAAAAAATTCATGCCTCAATACCGTAGTAAGTATTGGGATGGATATGTACACTTATATAATATAAAGACAAAACGTATATATTGTGGATTGCTAGATAAAGTTGTAGCATTTTGTGAATCATCAGGATACTCATATAAATTTGAGAATAATAAATTTTATGGTCCACCCTTTGAAGTTAACGAGTTGGTCTCGTTAGAAGGTGTCAAAGACTATATGAAATCAATTACTCATCTTGAACCAAGAGATTATCAGATTGATGCAGTTTATGATGCATTAAGATATCATAGAAAACTTCTTATATCACCAACTGCTTCTGGTAAGTCATTTATGATTTACACAATTGTCAGATATTTTGTAGCTCGAAATCAAAAGATATTACTTGTTGTACCAACAACATCATTGGTAGAACAAATGTTTAAAGACTTTCAAGATTATGGATGGAATGCTGAAGAGTATTGTCATCGAATTTATTCTGGAAAAGAAAGAGTAAACACTTATGATGTCACAATTACAACTTGGCAATCAGTTTATCAGTTAGAAAGATCTTTCTTTGAAGAGTATAATGTTATCATTGGAGATGAAGCTCATTTGTTTAAGAGTAAGTCTCTTATCGGGATTATGGGCAAGTTGCATCATGCTAAGTACCGATATGGGTTCACAGGTACTTTAGACGGCACACAGACTCATAAATGGGTCTTAGAGGGACTGTTTGGACCATCATATAAAGTTACTCAAACAAAGAAACTCATTGAAGAAGGGTATTTAGCAACATTAGATATTCAATGTCTTGTTTTAAAGTACAAACCTAAAAAATTTGATACTTATGAAGATGAAATTCAATATCTCATTTCACATGAAAAAAGAAATAGATTTATTATGAATCTTGCGAATGATTTAAAAGGAAACAGTTTGATTCTTTTTAGTCGAGTTGAATCTCATGGAGCTGTTCTATTTGATTTAATAAATAAAAAGGTAAGTGAAGATAGAAAAGTATTCTTTATTCATGGTGGAGTAGATGCAAAAGATAGAGAACAAGTAAGAGAAATTACTGAAAAAGAAAAAGACGCTATCATTGTTGCATCATACGGAACTTTTAGTACTGGAATTAATATTAAAAATCTTCATAATGTAATTTTTGCCTCTCCATCTAAATCTCGTATTCGTAATTTACAGAGTATAGGTAGAGTCCTCAGAAAAGGCAAAGATAAAGTGAGTGCAAAACTTTATGATATTGCAGATGATCTGACAATAGGATCAAGAAAAAATTATACATTGAATCATTTTATTGAACGTATTAAAATTTACGTTTCAGAACAGTTTAACTATGAAATATTAACAATTGATATCAAAGACTAGAAAAAGGAGAGTATATGATTGAAGATGATTTTTTTGCCACAATTAAACTTAAATGTGGTGACGAACTCTTTGCAAAAGTAGCAGCATCAGATGAAGGAAACAGAACAATGTTACTTCTATCAAATCCAATTGTTGTAGAACCAGTAGTTACAAGAGGTTATATCTCTGGTTATAAATTTGAACCTTGGCTTAAAACTTCTGATGAAGATTTGTTCTTAATCGATCTAGAAGATGTACTTACAATGTCTGAATCAGAGAACATTGAAATGATAGTTAACTATCAAGATTATATAAGAAAGATGAATAAGACTAATTATTCTAAGTTAGATAGGAAGATGGGATATCTTGGAAATGTTCATGATACTAAAGAAGTTCTAGAGAAACTCTTTAATGCTAGCTAATAGAACCTATAACTTATCTATCATCCTGGACAAGCCTAGTCTACTGGGTTTTTGAATACTTGTCAACACTTGTCAAATAAATCAAGATCTGTTAAAATAATTACTATCAATTTATTGATGTTAAACACTTTGGAACCATTATGCCTAGACCTAAAAATACAGAACACTATGTAAACAATAAAGAATTTCTGAATGCACTTGAGAATTATTTTGCAAGAGTAGAGAAAGCAAAACTTAATGATCAACCAAAACCAGAAATTCCTAGGTATATTGGTGAGTGCTTTTTGAAGATCGCAAATCATTTATCATATAAACCTAACTTTGTGAACTATATGTTTAAAGATGATATGATTTGTGATGGTATTGAAAATTGTGTAAGATATATTCATAATTTTAATCCTGAGAAATCTAAGAATCCTTTTGCATATTTTACTCAGATCATCTATTATGCTTTTCTGAGAAGAATTTCTCAGGAGAAAAAACAACTAGAAATTAAAAATAAAATTTTGGAGAAGACTAACTTTGATGAAGTCTTTGACTCAAATGATCTTGACAGTGTTAACTATTCCGACTATAACAGCATCAAAGACGCAGTACATCAAAAACTGAGAAACTGATGAAGCTTGGTATTATCAGCGATACTCATTATGGTGCGAGAAAGGGTTCTAAACTCTTTCATGATTACTTTGAGAAGTTTTATAACAATATCTTCTTTCCAACTTTAGATAGAGAAAATATTAAAACAGTTGTTCATATGGGAGATGCTTTTGATAGTCGTAAGGGTATCGAATTCAAATCTCTTAAGTGGGCAAAAAGAGTTGTATTTGATCCTTTGAAGGAAAGAGATATTCAAGTGCACTTAATGGTAGGAAATCATGACGCTTACTATAAAAATACAAATGATGTTAACGCAGTTGATCTTCTTTTAAAAGAATATGATAATGTTAAGGTGTATTCTTCTGCTACAGAAGTATCTTTGGATAATCTCAATGTTCTCTTCATTCCTTGGATTAATGAAGAGAATGAGAAACAAACTCTTAAACTTATTGAGAAAACAAAATGTTCTTGTGCAATGGGACACCTCGAACTCAATGGATTTAAGGTCAACAATCAAATACTTATGGAAGAAGGTTTGGACAGTAAAATCTTCAATAAATTTGAAAAAGTCTTTTCAGGACACTATCACACTCGATCAGACAATGGAACCATATATTATCTCGGTAATCCCTATGAAATGTTCTGGTCAGATGTCAAAGATCCCAGAGGTTTCACTCTTTTTGATACAGAAACCCTTGAACATGAATCGGTAAATAATCCTTACAGATTATTCTATAATATTTACTACGACGATAATGATCCTCAAAAATTTAATAGTTCAGAGTATGAGGATAAAATTGTAAAAGTTGTTGTTAAACATAAATCCGACTCAAAGAAGTTTGAAAAATTTATTGATAAACTTTATTCTTCTGGAGTTGCTGATCTCAAGATTGTTGAAAACTTTCAGCTTACTGAATCTGAAGAATTTGAAGCAGAAGAATCTGAAGATACAATGTCTATTCTAAAAAGATATATTGATGAATCTGAAACTGAGTTAAATAAAACAGTCATTCAGTCTCTCATTAAAGAAATATATCAGGAGGCATGTGAGGTTGTATAATGTTTATTATTACTGTTGCTGGTCGAGAACGAGAGGGAGCATATTCTGTCATTGATCAAGATGGAGAACAAGTTCTTTATATCTTTATGGGTGAAGATGATGCTGTCAGATACTCTATGCAACTTGAAGAAATGGATTACCCTGAAATGAATGTACTTGAAGTAAATGATGAATTGATGATTAAGACTTGTGAAATGCACGATCACAGGTATACTATTATTACTCCCAATGACGTTGTGATTCCTCCAGATACAGAACATGATAATTTTTAAAAAGATATCCTGGTGTAATTTTCTTTCAACAGGTAATCATAAAACTGAAGTGACTCTTAATCAAAATCCAACAACATTGATTGTTGGATCGAATGGTGCAGGAAAGTCAACGATACTTGATGCATTGACTTTTGTTCTTTATGGAAAGTCATTTAGAAAAATTAATAAAGTACAACTTGTCAATTCAACTAATGAAAAGAACTGTTTAGTTGAAATTGAGTTTAGTGTAAATTCGGTTGATTGGAAAATTGAGCGAGGAATTAAACCAGCAATCTTTAAAATACATAAGAACGGTCAAGAGTTGGATCAATCACATTCAGCATTAGATCAGCAAAAGTGGTTAGAACAAAATGTTCTTAAAATGAATTACAAGAGTTTTACTCAGATTGTAATTTTAGGTTCCAGCACATTTGTTCCTTTTATGCAACTTCCCACAACAAGTAGAAGAGAAGTTGTAGAAGATCTTTTGGATATTAAGATCTTCTCTTCTATGAATGATTTGATCAAATCAAAGATTCGATTGATTAAGGAAGAAGTAAAAACATTAGAATTGAAAAAAGAATCTTTTAAGGATAAAGTTGAAATGCAAAAAACTTTCATTCAAAAGATTGAAAATCAAAGTAAAACAGATATTGAATCAAAACAAAATACAATCAAAAATCTTAATGAAGAGATTGAGAAATACTTTGGTGATTCTTTAAAGAAGGAAGATGAACTCTCAAAACTTAGAGATGAATTAAACCAATTTGAGGGAAGTCAGAATAAGTTAATTGAGTATGGAAATGTTAAGGGTAAAATCTCCCAGAAAATTTCTACTCTCGTAAAAGAACACAAATTTTTTACCGAAAATACGGTTTGTCCTACCTGCAATCAAAATATTGAAGAATCCTTTAGATTAAATAGAATCAATGATTCTCAAGATAAAGCAAAAGAGTTGCGTGAAGGGTTTGAAAAACTTCAACTAGCAATTAAAAATGAAGAACAAAGAGAATCTAAATTCAAACAACTATCAACAGACATTAGTAAACTATTAAATGACATTTCTTCTTTCAATGTTCAAATTTCTGGATGTCAAAGACAGATCAGTAGACTGGAATCAGAAATTCAAACTATTACCAGTCAGATCGAAAATCGAAATTCTGAACATGAAAAATTAGAAGACTTAAGAGTTAGTTTAGAAAACACTTATGATGAATTAGCTAAGAAAAAGGAAAATATTTCTTATCATGACTTCATCTATAATCTTTTGAAAGATGGTGGTGTTAAAGCTAAAATTATTAAAAAATATCTACCACTTATCAATCAACAAGTAAATAAGTATCTTCAGTTGATGGATTTCTATATTAATTTTAAACTCGATGAAGAGTTTAATGAAACTGTAGAAACTCCTATTCATGAAGATTTTTCTTACACTTCTTTTAGTGAAGGTGAGAAGATGAGAATTGATTTATCTCTTCTTTTTACTTGGAGAGAAATTGCAAGAGTTAAAAATTCTGTCAATACAAATTTATTAATTATGGATGAAGTTTTTGATTCTTCTCTGGATGGATTTGGGACGGATGAGTTTTTAAAAATTATTCGATATATTGTGAAGGATGCTAATATATTTGTGATTAGCCATAAAACAGGAATGGAAGATAAGTTTGATGATTTAGTTAAATTTGAAAAACATAAAGGATTCTCAAGAAAGGTTATCTAGTGCCAATTATCAAACTGTCCAGTCCATCCAGTAATGGGTGGATTTTTTGTATATGATAGCTGTATCGAAATCAAATTCCTATGATTAATTACGAGATCAAGTCACAACTCGCTAAACTTCTTGCTACTGAAGATTTGGTGGTCGAGAATCGTAATGTGGATACAGCACAGTTTAATGTTGAGACGCGTGTCTTGACTCTTCCGATGTGGAAACTTGCCAGTGAGAGTGTATATGACATGCTTGTGGGTCATGAGGTAGGCCATGCTCTTTACACTCCTAATGATTGGTCTTTTGAGGGTAAGATTCCCAAACAGTTTGTCAATGTTGTTGAAGACGCTCGTATTGAAAAACTGATGAAACGTCGATATCCAGGAATCTCAAAGTCTTTCTATCGTGGATATAAGGAACTTGCTGAGAAGGATTTCTTTCAACTTGAAAATCAAGATCTCAGTAAAATGAATCTTGCTGATAGGGTCAATCTGTGGTTCAAGATTGGTAACTTTGTTGATGTTCCTTTTACAGATAAGGAGCAAGATATTGTCAATATGATTTCTGTGACTGAAACATTTGCTGATGCAATTGTTGCTGCAGAAGAACTTTACAAATACTGTAAGGATGAACAAAAGAATAATGAACAAGATCAGAATGTTCAACAAGATATTAATGTAGATTCCATCAATTCTTCTGAACAGGGTGATCGGAAAGAAAGTTTCAGTAGTGAAGAAGTCATTGGTGATACCAATGAGACTACAAATAACCATTCCGAATATATTGAAAGTGAAAGTTCTGGTGATGTTGAACCAGAAGTTCAAACTGATCAAACTTTTGAAGAAGGTACTCAAGATCTTAATAATAATTCAAATACTTTTGAACCAAAGTATTGTGAGATTCCTAAAGTTGACATTAATCAACTGATTGTTTCAAATCAAAAAGTTCACGATGAACTTGATGCATCTTGGGCTAAACAGTCTCTAGTAGAAACTTATTGGGATCCATATACAAAAAAGTATCTGCAAACTAAACCTTGCGATTTCTCTTATCCTGATAATGAATATAAAAGTTTCAAACAATCAACTCAAAAAGAAGTTAACTATATGGTAAAAGAATTTGAGTGTAAGAAGTCTGCAGATGCTTACTCTCGTTCTATGACTTCACGAACTGGTGTTCTTGATTGTACTAAACTTCATACTTATAAGTACAATGAAGATCTATTTAAGAAAGTGAGTGTAATTCCTGACGGAAAAAATCACGGCCTCATTTTCATTCTTGATTGGTCTGGTTCAATGGGAAATTGTATTCTTGATACAATTAAACAACTATACAATCTTGTATGGTTTTGTAACAAAGTAAACATCCCATTTGATGTATATGCATTTACAAATAGCTATATTGAAAATCCTAATCAATACAGAACCAGTGATTGGGGAGAACTTGAACATCAAGAAGTAAACAATAATAACTTTTTGATTGATCCATATTTTAGGTTAATTCATTTTCTTACAAGTGATGTGAAGAAATCACAACTGGAAAAACAAATGCTTTCTCTTTGGAGAATTGTATTTTCAATGCGAAAGTATTGTAACTATGAATTTCCAGGTAATTTTTCTTTATCGGGAACTCCCTTAAATGAGGCTATTGTATGTCTACATGAAATTATTCCATATTTTCAGAAAAAGAATCGAGTTCAAAAAGTCAATGTTTTTATTCTGACTGATGGTGAAGCAAATTCTCTTCCAATTCTTCAGTATAGAAATTGGCTTGGTACAGGTGAAAAATTTGGAGTTGTGAGAGCATCTGGTGGAGATTATCTTCGTAATCGTAAAACAGGTTTTACTTACAAAATTGAGTATGATTATTTCAAATTTACTGAAATTCTATTAAAAAATCTAAGACAACAGTTTACAAATGTGAACTTTATTGGAATTCGTCTCACATCTGGAAGTGATTTTAAATCTTTCATTACAAAATATATGCCTAATATTACTGATAATCAATACAAAACTTTTCGACAAAATAAGTTTTGTGTAATCAAAAATTCTGGGTATAATTCTTATTTTGGTATGATTGATTCTGCACTTAGTAGTGAAACTGAGTTCTGTGTTGATGAAGGTGCTTCTAAAGCAAAAATCAAATCGGCTTTTGTTAAAAATCTTCGATCAAAGGCTCTAAATAAAAAGGTGTTAAGTCAATTCATGGATCTGATCAGTTGATCCAATTTAAAAACTGTCCCAGCCATCTCCCACAGGAGATGGCTTTCCTCTATACTATAACTGTTGAACAAATCTTCTTTCATCATGACAATCTCTACTGAATACGTTATTTCTTCTCTTCAAGCACTTTATGGTAACAGTGTTACTTCTGGTGATATTCGTGCCTGGTGCACTATGAATGATAACAACTATCAAACCATCACGAAAAAACTTGAAGACTATAAAATCGGTCGTGGCAAATGGAATCTTGAAGTAACTACTCAAAAGGTAGAAGAAATTGAACGCACTTATCAAGCTCCTGCTGCTCTTCCTTCTGTGGAACAAAACCTTATTCCTGATAAAGATGATACCTTCGTCAAGTTTGGTAACTTTGGTGATATTAAAAAAATTATTCAGTCCCGTCTCTTTTATCCTGCGTTCATTACGGGTCTGTCGGGTAACGGTAAAACGTTTCTGGTTGAACAAGCTTGTGCTCAGCTTAAAAGGGAGCTAATTCGTGTCAACATTACCATCGAAACTGATGAAGATGATCTTATTGGTGGTTTTCGTCTTATTCATGGTGAAACTGTTTGGCATAATGGTCCTGTCATCGAAGCTTTGGAACGTGGAGCTGTGTTGCTTCTAGATGAAATTGATCTTGCTTCTAATAAGATTCTATGTCTTCAATCTATTCTGGAAGGTAAAGGTGTCTTTCTGAAGAAGATTGGTAAGTTTATTAAACCTGCTGATGGATTTAATGTAGTCGCCACTGCAAACACTAAAGGTAAAGGTTCTGACGATGGTCGTTTCATTGGCACAAATGTTCTGAACGAAGCATTTCTTGAAAGGTTCTGTGTAACTTTTGAGCAGATGTATCCTTCTCCTAATGTCGAACAGAAGATTCTTGAAAAGATCTCTTCAGAATTGGGTGTAAATGATTCGCAATTCTGTAAGCATCTTGTAGATTGGGCAGACATTATTCGTAAGACTTTCTACGATGGAGGTATTGAAGAAATCATTAGTACTCGTCGTTTGGTTCATATCATTCGCGCATATAGTATTTTTGATGATAAGTCAAAGGCTATTGAAGTCTGTACTAACCGATTTGATGAAGAAGTTAAATCCTCTTTCTTGGAACTTTATGATAAAGTTGATGCAGATTTCCAAATGCCTATTGACGAACAATCACAAAACTGATATAATTGACTATATGTGTTTGTTATTTTTAAATGACTAACTCTTTCCCTGAATGGGGAGTCGAATGGACTCCCCTCAGAAATCAATCTAATAATGAGTGTTTATCAAACATGAATGAAAATGAACTTAATTTAAATCTTCATCCAGATAATAATTTCTGGAAATATGAAGAAGATTTGACTATGAAGGAAATTAAAGATTATATATCTGGAACTTATTCATCTCACTACACATCTAAAGAATCCAAGACTCAAACTCTTGATTTGATTGAAAGTATTGGTGATGCAGAAGCCTTTACTCGTTCTAATGCCATCAAATATCTCTCACGATTTGGTAAGAAAAATGGTAAATCAAAACTTGACATTCTGAAAGCAATTCATTATTGTATTCTTCTCTACCACTTTGCTGGTCTTCACAAACAACAAAACCACTATAACTTTTGATTATGAAACTTTCTGAATCCACCGTCAGTCTTCTGAAAAACTTTTCTTCTATCAATCAATCTCTTCTTTTTAAGGAGGGAAATAAGCTTCGCACCATTTCGGTTATGAAAAATATTTTGGTGGAAGCAAATGTATCAGAAACATTTCCCAAAGACTTTGGTATCTATGATCTTAACCAATTTCTGAATGGTCTTTCTCTTCATTCTTCTCCTGATCTAGATTTTGAGAATGATCAATATGTCGTAATCAAAGAAGGTAAGTCGCGTTCTAAGTATTTCTTTGCTGATCCTTCAGTGATTGTTGCACCACCAGAAAAAGAAATTACTCTTCCCTCTGAAGATGTGTGTTTTATTCTAACTTCTCAACAACTTGAGAAACTGAAGAAAGCTGCATCGGTATATCAACTTCCTGATATTTCTGCAATTGGTGAAAATGGTGTTGTTAAACTTGTTGTTCGTGACAAGAAGAATGATACTTCTAATGATTTCTCTATTATTGTTGGAGAAACAGATCAAGAGTTTGTATTTAATTTTAAAGAGGAGAATCTTAAGATTGTTCCTGGTAACTATGATGTAGTTATTTCTTCTAAACTTTTGTCTCGTTTTAGTAATCAGAATATTGATGTCACTTATTACATTGCTATGGAACCAGATTCTACTTTTGGTGAATGAAACATATACTCTTTACATTGAATGGGTGTCTACCTGATGAATTAAACGATGAAGATTTTATCAGGGACATTATGTATCAAGCATCTATGCGTGCAAATTCTACATTAATCAAATTGCATTCTCATAAGTTTTCTCCTCAAGGTGTCACTGCTATTGTTCTTCTTGCTGAAAGTCATATCAGTATTCATACCTGGCCAGAAAAGGGTATGGCAATTTGTGACGTATTTACATGTGGGGATCACACAAAACCTATGGATGCTGTAGAATATATGAAGTCGGAATTGAACGCTTCTGATATCGTTATTAATGAATTTGAGAGACCTTTGGAATGAATATTTTTGCTACATCACCTTGTCCAACAAAATCTGCTCAGGTTCTCCCTGATAAGCACATCGTGAAGATGCCCCTAGAGACCTGTCAAATGCTCTCTATCGTGGCATCAGACAAATGGGGACATGGATACGGCACTCTTCCCAAGGCAGACGGTACTCCCTATGCCACTGAGAAGGGTGCCTTTCGCAATCATCCCTGCACTAAGTGGGCAAGCGAATCTGAAGAAAATGCACGATGGTTGCTAGTTCATGGATTTGCATTGTGTCAAGAGTATGCTGCAAGATATGAAAAAACTCATACCTGCTTTCATACACTTCTTGCTGCACATGAAATCTTTCCAAATGTGAACTATAGTAATCACACACCATTCGTCAGAGCTATGCCTGAAGAATATAAACTTGATACAAGCATTGATACATTTACTGCATACAAAATGTATATTGCTTCTAAACCTTGGGTGAAAGATAATTATCTTCGCCTACCATATCGTAAACCTGACTGGGTATAAATTATGAGTCGTGATGAATTTATTTGGACCGAGTGTTATAGACCTCAAACCATTGAAGAATGTATTCTTCCTGATGGGATTAAAAATACATTTAAGCAATTTGTAGAAAAGGGTGAAGTTCCAAATCTTCTTCTTTCTGGTCCACCAGGATGTGGAAAGACAACTGTAGCTAAAGCACTATGTTATGAACTTGGAGTAGATTATTATGTCATCAATGGATCCGACGAAGGTAGATTCCTCGATACTGTCCGAAACAATGCGAAAAACTTCGCTTCCACCGTATCGCTTTCGTCAACTGCTAAACACAAAGTCATCATCATTGATGAAGCAGACAACTCAACGCCAGATGTTCAACTCTGTCTACGGGCGTTTACTGAGGAGTTTATTGGTAACTGCAGATTCATCTTCACTTGCAACTACAAAAACAAAATCATTGAACCGCTTCATTCAAGATGTGCAGTCGTTGACTTTACGATCAAAGGAAAGGACAAACAACAACTTGCAGCAAAATTCTTCCAGCGTCTCAGGACTATTCTTGAGAAAGAAAGTATCGAATATGATCAAAAGGTTCTTGCCGAACTGATCAATAAACACTTTCCTGATTGGCGGAGAGTTTTGAATGAACTTCAACGATATTCTGTCAGTGGAAAAATCGATACTGGTATTCTCGCAGCATTTAGTAACGTAAAAACAGATGATCTCTTTAAAAGTCTCAAGGAAAAGGAATTTGCGAAGGTTCGTAAATGGGTGGTCGATAATCTTGACAATGATCCTAGTGTCCTTCTTCGTAGTGTTTATGACTCGATATACACACACTTAGAGGGTTCTGGTATTGCTGCCGCAGTTCTTATTATTGCTAAGTATCAGTATCAAAGTTCTTTTGTCGCAGACCAAGAAATAAATATGTTGGCATGTCTCACTGAGATTATGGTTGAATGCTCATTTAAGTAATTATGGAACTCAAAGACTGGTTAAATTCAATTAACTTTACAAAAGAAAATCTACTTATAGATGATCCGACTCTATCGAAGGAATATCCTCCTTTTATTATAAATCGATGTCTCTCGGGTCATCTTGACTGTATTTTATTTGCTAATGAAATGAACAAGTATCATTTCTTAGATAAAGATATGCAGTATAACTTTTATATAAATATTGTGAGAAAAAGAAAAAGATTTTCTCCTTGGCTTAAAAAAGAGAAAGTATCAGATTTAGAGTATGTAAAACGTTATTATCAATATAATAATGAAAAGGCATCTCAAGCTCTGAAAATTCTATCCAATGAGCAAATTGAATTTATCAAACAACGACTTGAAACTGGTGGAACAAAATGACTCAAACAACTGAACCTCAGGTTAATTGGTCTCAAGATAAAATGATTGAGATCCGATTAAATGAACCCGATGATTTTCTTAAAGTGCGTGAGACTCTGACTCGTATCGGTGTAGCTTCTAGAAAAGAAAAAAAGTTATATCAATCTTGTCATATTCTACATAAACAAGGTAAGTATTATATTGTTCATTTTAAGGAGTTGTTTGCTCTTGATGGTAAGTATGCAAATCTTACCATTAATGATGTTCAACGTCGCAATCGTATTACCAAACTTCTTGCTGATTGGGGACTGATTACAATCATCAATGAAGATTCGATTCTTGATATTGCACCATTGAATCAAATTAAAGTCCTTTCTTATAAAGATAAAAGTGATTGGACATTAGAACAGAAGTATAATATTGGTAAAAGAGGAAAGACCGAAGAAACCGAATAAAAATGGGGGGATTTCAACATTCCCCTTTTTTTGTATTTTTGATAATATATATTAGTGGATGCCGAAAGGGTCCACACAATCAAATCTCGCTTTAAAAGGAGAAGTACAAATGACACTTACAAAGTACAATGCTGCTAATTTGGATCAGTTGATGGATAGAATTACTAAAAATTCTATCGGAATGGATGAATACTTTGATAGAATTTTTAGTGTATCAAATCACAATTATCCACCATATAATGTAATTCAGGTAAATACTGGTGAAACACGTCTAGAAATTGCATTAGCTGGATTTAAGAAGGAACAAGTTCATGCTTACACCGAGTATGGAAAACTTTTTGTCAGGGGGGAAAAAGAAGTATCTAATGAAGAGGGAACATTTATCCACAAGGGATTGGCTCAGAGAAACTTTGAGAGATCCTGGACCCTCGCTGACGACACAGAGGTCTCCAACGTCGTATTTGAAGACGGACTTCTGTCAATTACCCTGACCAAGATTGTTCCTGAGCATCATCAACGTAAAGATTATCTATAAATAATATTTGGGTTATCCCAAATATCGTCGTCTGGGAGATCAATGGCCAAATCCATTGACATCTCCCTTTTTTAATGTTATACTTCTATTAGAAAACTTGTAGGAAAAATGAGTGTAAAACTTTTACTTTTGAAATCTGGAGAGGATGTCGTCGCAGATGTCCAAGAAATGGTTGTAGATGAGAAAGTAGTTGGATATTATCTTAAATATCCCTGTCGAGCAAAACTTGTAAGTGACCTTTCTCAAACTGATGGTAGTCAAAGAGTTCCCTCAAAGATTCATCTTCAACCTTGGATGCCTTTAAGTAAGGAAAAACTAATACCTGTGGTTGCTGATTGGGTGGTTACATTGACAGAACCAGTAGAACAACTTAAAAAAATGTATCAAGATGGAGTAGATCAATATGAAGCAAGAGAATCTGAAACTACTAATTCTAACGAATAATCAAATTTTATTAACTCAAATTGAAGAGGTTTCCACAGATCTTGGAGAGCCTGATTGTAAATTGATTGAACCATATATTTTAAACCAGGAAAATATTACATTATCTCCATACCTTGTCGATTTTACAAATCAAAATACTTTCATGATTCATTCCGACAAAATCTTGACTATTGCTGACCCTAATAGTAAACTAAAAGACAAGTATCTGAGTTTGGTGAAGGAATGAGTTTGAGGTTCTATACAAATGTTCAGATGGTTGGAAACAACTTTCTGGTTCGTGGTTATGAAAATGGAAAGAGTGTTATTTTTAAGGAAGAATTTTCTCCCACTCTTTTTGTAAAATCAAATAAAGAAACAAAGTACAAAACTCTTGAAGGTGAAAATGTAGAACCTATTCAACCAGGAACAGTAAAGGACTGTAGAGAATTTTATAAAAAATATGAAGATGTGGAAGGATTTAAGATATATGGAAATGATCGATATGTCTTTCAATATATCTCAGAAAAATATCCTGAAGATGAAGTAAAGTTTGATATTAAAAAAATCAATCTTGTAACAATTGATATTGAGGTTAAATCTGAGGAAGGATTCCCTGATCCTGATTCATGTTCTGAAGAGATGTTAACTATCTCCATACAGGATTATGCTACAAAGAAAATTACAACTTGGGGAAGAAAGCCATATACACCATCTCAAGATAATGTAACCTATCATTATTTTGAAGATGAAATTGATATGCTTAACAATTTCATCTATCATTGGAACAAGAATCCTCCAGAAGTTGTAACTGGTTGGAATTGTCGTCTTTATGATATTCCATATCTTTGTGGAAGAATAGACAGAATCATGGGTCTTAAAACACTCAAGTTACTGTCTCCATGGGGGCTTGTGACTAATGAGGAGATTTTTATTAACGGAAGAAAGTTCAATGTTTATGACATTGCTGGAACGACAACACTTGATTATCTTGAACTTTATAAAAAATTTACTTATACAAATCAAGAATCCTATCGATTAGATTATATTGCTCAAGTAGAATTAGGTCAGAAAAAACTTGATCACTCAGAGTTTGATACATTTAAGGAATTCTATACTAAGGATTGGAAAAAATTTGTAGATTACAATATTATTGACGTAGAACTTGTTGACCGTTTGGAAGACAAGATGAAATTAATTGAACTTGCTCTAACAATGGCTTATACTGCAAAAGTTAACTTTGTGGATGTAATGTTTCAAGTTAGAATGTGGGATACTATTATCTACAATTATTTGAAAAAAAGAAATATTGTAATTCCTCCAAAAGATAAAAGTGATAAAAGTGAAAAGTATGCTGGAGCATATGTTAAAGAACCAAAACCAGGAGTCTATGATTGGATTTTATCTTTGGATTTAACATCCCTATATCCATCTCTTATTATGCAATATAATGTGTCACCTGAAACTCTTCTTGATGAAAAATATCCTGGTATAAGTGTTGATAAATTATTGAATAAAGAAGTCGTTATTGAGAATGTTGAGGGAAAATGTGTATCTGCTAATGGGTGTATGTATGATACGACAAAAAAAGGAATATTCCCCGAACTTGTAGAAAAAATTTTTAATGATAGACAGTATTTTAAAAAAGAAATGTTAAAGGAAAAGATCAAATTAGAAGAAATTGAAAATGAAATGAGGTGTAGAGGTATTTTATAAATAGTTGTAAGATTTAATTTAACTCTTCATGGAAAAATATGTGAATGATTTTATAAAATCAAATACATCTCTTCTACATTATTGCGAAGTTAATAATGTTTCTTATCGAAAACTGTATCTTTACATTAGAGAAAATTTTCCAGATTTAATTTCTAGGAAAAATAATGGAAAATCTGTAAGAGCAAAACAAGCACAAAAAAATTCTATCAAATTTAATCCGACAAAAGAAAGTCTTGAAAAACTCTTTTTTGAGGATGGATTGGGTCAAAGAGAAATTGCTGAATTTTATGAAGTTTCTAAAGCACTAGTTTGTAAAAAAATGAAACAATATGGTATTGATGTGAAATCTGTTGGGCAAAGTAGGTATTGGAATGATAGTAGAAGAGAACATTTTAGAATGTTAGCTAACACTGGAGTTGTTGGTGTTTTTAGAAATGAAAATTGGAAATATCGATCAACATCTATTGAAAATTTTTTTATTGAAGAATGTGAAAGACTTGACATTTCATATAAGAGGCAATATTCAATAGAAAAATACGGACATCAATATGATTTTTATATTCAGAAATATAATTTATTGGTTGAGATGGATGGTGAATATTACCACAATTTACCACATCAAAAAGTGAAAGATTTGGAGCAAATAGAAAGATCTGTGGAACTTGGTTATAATATAGTTAGAATTACTGATAAGCAAATTAAGAAGAATAAAAAAATTATTGAGGAGATTTTTAATGAATTTGGGTGAAATGTCCGATAGAGAACTTATTTCACTTCGGAAAAATACTAAAAAAGAAATATCTAAATACACAAATAATCAAATGGCTAGAAAGGTACAACTTAATAGTTTGTACGGTGCTATTGGTAATCAATACTTCAGGTATTACAAACTAGCAAATGCAGAAGCAATTACTCTTTCTGGTCAACTCTCAATTCGTTGGATTGAGGATAAAATGAATCAATATCTAAATAAAATATTATCTACGAAGGACGTAGATTATGTCATTGCATCTGACACTGACTCAATTTATCTTAATCTTGGACCTCTTGTTGATAAATTTTTTAGTAGTAAGTCTAACCATAAAACAGCAATTGTTAATTTACTTGATAAGATCTGTAAGGAAAAATTTGAACCATTTATCGAGAATTCGTATCAAGAGTTGGCTTCATTCGTTAATGCGTATTCTCAAAAAATGAGTATGAAACGTGAGAATATTGCTGATCGTGGTATTTGGACTGCGAAAAAGCGTTATATTCTTAATGTATGGGATAGTGAAGGTGTTCGCTACGAAGAACCGAAGTTGAAGATTATGGGTATTGAGGCAGTCAAGTCCTCAACTCCAGCACCATGTCGAAAGATGATTAAGGATGCTCTAAAGTTGATGATGACTGGAACAGAAGATGATGTGATTAAGTTCATTGATAATGCGAGAACGCAATTTAAGAAAATGACTCCTGAGGAAGTTTCATTTCCTAGAACTGTTTCCGATGTTACTAAACATAAGAATTCATCTACCATTTATTCAAAGGGTTCACCTATACATGTAAGAGGAGCTCTTCTTTATAATCACTATATCAGAGAGAAAGGACTGACTAATAAATATTCCATTATTAATAATGGTGAGAAGATTAAATTTATCTATCTCAAAAAGGCAAATCCAATCAGGGAAAATGTAATTTCATTTATATCTGACTTTCCTAAGGAGATAGGTATTGACAAGTACATTGACTATGACTTACAATTTGAGAAGGCATTTTTAGAACCACTCAAAGTAATCCTCGATGCTATTGGATGGAATGTTGAAAAGACCGTAAACTTAGAATTATTTTTTGCTTAAATGACTATGGACTTCTTACAGGACATTGTAAAAGAAATTGGCGGTGAGTATACTCAACTTGCTTCTAAAATAGATGAGACTGAAACTTATGTTGGCACAGGTTCGTACATTTTTAATGCATTGGTTTCGGGTAGTATATTTGGCGGTGTATCTGGGAATAAGATTACTGCCATTGCTGGTGAATCTTCTACTGGTAAAACTTTCTTCTCTCTCGCTGTTGTACAAAATTTTCTTGATAGTAACCCAGATGGTTACTGTCTTTACTTTGATACAGAGGCTGCCATCACTAAATCTCTTCTAGAAAGTCGTGGAGTTGATACATCAAGAACTGTTGTTGTCAATGTCGTAACGATCGAAGAGTTTCGTAGTAAAGCACTGAAAGCAGTAGATATTTATCTAAAGAAACCTGTAGATGAACGCAAACCTTGTATGCTTGTGTTAGACTCCTTAGGTATGTTATCTACAAATAAAGAAATTGGTGATGCTCTTGCCGAAAAAGATTCTAGAGATATGACAAAAGCACAACTTATTAAAGGTGCCTTTAGAATGTTAACATTGAAGTTGGGTCAAGCAAAAATTCCAATGATTGTGACTAATCATACTTACGAGAGCATGAGTCTTTATGGTGGAAAGCAAATGAGTGGTGGGAGTGGATTGCAATATGCATCTTCAACAATAATTTATCTTTCCAAATCTAAAGAAAAGGATGGAACAGAAGTCGTTGGAAATATTATTCGTGCTAAAACTCAAAAATCAAGATTAAGTAAAGAAAATAAAGAAGTTCAAATTCGTTTGTATTATGATGAGCGTGGTCTCGATCGATATTATGGTCTTCTTGAACTCGGTGAGATTGGGGGACTTTGGAAAAACGTTGCTGGTAGATATGAGATAGATGGTAAAAAGATTTACGCTAAACAGATTTTGAAAGAACCAGAAACATACTTCACCCCAGAAGTCATGGATCAATTAGACCAAATTGCACGCAAAGAATTTAGTTATGGAGAAAGTTGAATTTCTTGTTCTTAAGAATCTATTACATAATGAAGAATATTTAAGAAAATCTATTCCTTTTATCAAATCTGATTATTTTCAAGATAGAAATCAAAAGATAGTTTTTGAGGAAATCTTAGAATTTGTTACTCAGTATAATGAAGTACCAACCCAAGAAATTCTTTCAATTGAAGTAGAAAAAAGAAATGACATCAATGAGAGTAACTTCAAAGAAGTAGTTCATCTTATTAGTTGTCTTGATGACCAACCTTCTGAATATGAATGGTTACTTGATACTACTGAAAAGTGGTGTCGAGAACGTGCAATTTATTTGGCTCTTATGGAGTCGATTCAAATTGCAGATGGTCAAGATAGTAAGAAAACACCTGATGCCATTCCCTCAATTCTTTCTGAAGCACTTGGTGTAAGTTTTGATAATCATGTTGGTCATGATTATCTTTTAGATTATGAAGCACGATATGAGATTTATCATAAGAAAGAATCTAGAATTGAGTTTGACTTAGATTATTTCAATAAGATTACTAAAGGTGGTCTTCCGAATAAGACATTGAATATCGCACTTGCTGGTTGTGTTCATCCAGAAACTAAAGTTAGAATTAGGTTTAGGAAGATTTCTTGATTTTGGAGTTTGGTGCTGGTTCTCCAGTTCCAAATTTCCAACCTTCATCTAGTTTAGTATCAACATCTTCTGGAAGTATTCTTTTCCATCCTTTTGTTCCTGGTAAGTGCATTACCTTCTTACCTTTGTGTGCTTTTCCTCCAAGTGATGCTCTTTCCTTTCTTCCTTGATTTGATGCCCAGTAATTAAATTCTTTTGATGCTCTCTTCTTTCCTCCAAGAGATGCTCTTTCTTTTCTTCCTTCCTCTGTGCTCCAATAATAAAAGTTTTTAGTGTTGTTATGTAAGTATTCTTGTTTTTGAGTTTCTATTCCTTTAGACATCCATTCTTTTCTTTCTTCTATTGGAATTGAAAATATACCAATCTGATTATCCCTACAAAACTCTCCTGTTATTTTTCTGTGTTGTGGAGACAAGTTTGCTCCTAACATTTTCATAGATCTTAAATCATTTGGATTTTTATAAATTTTCCAAAGTAAATAATGTGCTATAATGTGTTCTCTAATATTCAAGTATGTAAGGTTGCAATCTTCATCTGTTCCTCCCATATGTTTAGGAACAATATGATGTTCGTGTAGTCCTGAATATTTTTTATAGTCGTCTTTCCTTGACTTATTATTCTCGCATAGGTTAGAATAGATTTGACTAAACATTTTCCCTGTCCCTGTTACTGATTATTTATATAAAATGTGGATTGAAAAAGAAACATCAATTGCTGAAATCAAAACATTACTTGATAATGGATATGAAGTAGAAGTTGATTCGCCCGATGGATATGTTCCAGTTAATTTCTTTATCAACAAAGGAATGTATGATGAATACATTTTAAAGGTTGATGGTGGAGAACCTGTGAGATGTAATGCCGATCATTTATTTGAAACATCTTTTGGATGGATGAAAGCATCACATCTTTATGAAAAATATAAGACAAATCATTTCCTAACGAAGAATGGTTATAAACTTGGTAGTGTGTTTAAAACTGGAAAACAAATACCTATTGTTGATATTAATGTAAATCATCCAAATCATAGGTATTATACTAATCAAGTTTCTTCTCATAATACTGGTGTTGGCAAAAGTTTGTTTATGTGTCATGTAGCGTCTTCTTGTCTTCTTCAAAATAAGAATGTTCTATACATTACATTAGAGATGGCTGAAGAAAAGATTGCAGAACGTATTGATGCAAATCTTTTAAATGTCAATATTCATGATATCATTGAGTTACCAAAAACTACATTTGAGACTAAAGTTAATAATCTTTCTCAGAAGACACAAGGTACTTTAATCATCAAAGAGTATCCAACTGCTTCAGCTCACTCTGGACATTTCAAGTCACTTCTGAATGAACTTGCTCTTAAGAAATCCTTCAGACCTGATATTATTTTCATTGACTATCTTAATATTTGTGCATCATCAAGGTATCGTGGAAACAGTACAGTTAATTCATATAGTTACATTAAAGCTATTGCTGAAGAACTTCGTGGATTGGCTGTTGAAGCAAATGTTCCTATTGTCAGCGCGACACAAACGACTAGAAGTGGATTTGGTTCATCTGATGTTGAATTAACTGATACATCTGAATCCTTTGGTCTTCCTGCTACTGCCGACCTTATGTTTGCTCTTATCAAAACAGATGAACTTGAAGAACTTGGACAAATTATGGTCAAACAACTTAAAAATCGTTATAATGATCCAACCACTTATAAGAGATTCATCATTGGTATTGATAGAGCAAAGATGAGATTATATGATTGTGAACAATCTGCACAAGATGATATACTTGACTCTGGACAAGAGGAAGAGTATAATTATCATGAAAAACCCAAAAAATCATTTGAGGGATTTAAGTTTTAAAAATTAAATTGGAGAAAAATAGTTTATGACCATTTCGATTTCAAAAGAAGAAACTCCCGAAGGCACTAAATTTACAATGACTGAAGAAAAGAAAATCGATCCTAAAAAATATATTGAGTTTGTAGAAAAAACAACAAGTGATCCCAGCACTTATTTTGATAAACTCATGCTTCGTCTTTCTGAACTTGAAGTTCAGGATGCAAATGTTCCTAAACTGACCACAGCAGCTCTTGGTATCACAGCTGAAGCTGGTGAGTTTGCTGAAATCGTAAAGAAGATCTTTCTTCAAGGAAAGCCATATAATGAAGAAAACATTCTCCACATGAAAAAGGAACTTGGAGATATTATGTGGTATATGGCTCAAGCATGTATTGCATTGGATACTGATTTTAATGAATTGATGAAAATTAATGTTGATAAGTTGAGTGCTCGTTATCCTGAAGGATCTTTTTCTGTCTATTATTCAGAGAATCGTAAAGTAGGAGATCTTTAATAGATGACATACGATTTTTCTTTTGCTCACTCTCCAGAAGGATTTGACAATCATATTGATAGTTCCATCAGAGGTTACTCTAACCTCTTGGAAGATACGGTCTCTTTCTCTCGATACTTTGTAGAAGATCACACCAAAGTTGTTGATGTAGGTTGTTCTACTGGTAAACTTACTAAAATGATTATTGAGAATAATCCAAATCGTAAGTATGCACAGTACGTTGGTGTTGAACTTGCTGGTAGTTTTTATGACAGTTTAGAGGAACGTTATACTGAAATTCGTAAAGATTATTCGTGGGCTCTTCTTGAGTGGGTAAGAGGTAATGTGACTAATTATGAGTTTAAAAACTGTTCTTTAGTTACTTCACTATTCACTCTTCAGTTCATGCCTAAGACTACTCGTCAAGATACAATCAATAAAATCTATGAAGGTCTGAATGAAGGTGGTGCATTTATTTTTGCAGAGAAGTTGATGTGTGAAAATGCGTTTTTCCAAGAACTTCTAACTTTCAATCATTATGATTACAAGAGGAAGACATTTACAGCTGAACAAATTATGGATAAAGAAAAAGAACTTCGTGATATGCTGAAACCAAATACTTGGGACGAATTAAAATCCATGATATGGTGTTCTGGTTTCAAAGATTGTCAGATCTTCTGGAGAAATCATCAGTTTGTTGGTGTGATTGCAATCAAATGATCGATCAGATTCTGACAAACATTATTGAAAATGAAGTCCCCACAAATGATGTGGGGATTTTGTTGTCTGGAGGTGTTGACAGTTTAAGTCTTGGTTTTTCTGCTCATCGTCTTGGTAAAAAGATTAAGGCATATACATTTCATCTTGAAGGTGACAAGTCTTATGATGCAAACAAAGCTGAGGAAGTGAGTAAAGAATTTGGATGGGAATGTAATACTATCGTTGTTCCTACAAATAATCTTAGGGATGATTTTATTCGTTTAGTCAAGGATTATGATTGTGGGAAAAAAACACATTTTGAATGTACTTTTCCCTTTCTTTATGTTTTTCCTCATGTTAAAGAGTCATATCTTCTAAGTGGTATTGGTGCCGATGGTTATTATGGAGTTAGTAAAAAGGCCATACTTCATTTTAAGGAACCAAAAGAATTATTTGATGGATTTAGAAAAAGATATTTCATGCCATATAACGTAACTGGATTTCGTCAGATTGAACAACTAGCAAAAGAAAAAAATATAAAACTAGTACATCCATATATCTATCATGAGCAAGTAAGTGAATATTTTTTTGAATATGATTGGTATCAATTGAATAAACCAAAACAAAAACAAGTTGTTAGAGAAGCGTTTAAAGAAGAGTTTTCTAGAATAACCAATGTAAAAGAACATATTAATTTGCAATTAGGATCTAATATAGATCACTTGTTTGAAAAATTGTTGGACGATAAAATGCTAAATAATCGTGGTAGGAAGAGAGTCATGGATCTGGCTTCCGACTATGCATCTACTGGACGAGGTATACTTCCATTATGAAATTTCCATATAATTTACAAGATGTTTATGATGGTGAAGCTCAAAAAAAGTTCACTGTCATTTCTACATTTGCTGGTGGAGGTGGTTCCTCTACTGGTTATCGTCTTGCTGGTGGTAAAATTCTTTGTATCAACGAATTTGTAGAAGAGGCAAGAAATACTTATTCTCAAAATTATCCTTCAACGTATATTTTTCCTAATGATATTAAAACTTTAACAGGAAAGGATTTTTTAAATCAAGTAGGTCTTGAAGTCGGTGAGTTAGATATATTTGACGGATCACCTCCATGTTCTGCTTTTTCTGTTGCAGGATCAATGTGTCGTGGTGAAGGTGCTAAACACTCGGATGGGTGGGGTAAGACTAAAAATTATTCTGATGGTAAAAAAGTAGAAAATATTGAAGATTTATTTTTTGAATTCATTCGTGTTGCTAGTGAAATTCAACCAAAAGTTATTGTTGGTGAAAATGTCAAAGGATTGACTGTTGGTGAAGCTAAAACTTATTATGCTAAGATCACCAATGCCTTTGAAGATATTGGTTATCTTGTAACATCAAGAGTCATGAAAGCATCAAACTACGGAGTTGGACAAGGAAGAGAAAGACTTATTTTCATTGCAGTACGTTCAGATATTGCAGAAAAGGTTGGGTTGAATGTACTTACAATCTCAACAGTATTTCCTCAACCAACTTATAAATCCACAACAATTAGTGACATTATTGATGGTGTTCAAAATGATCCAGAAATTGTTAAGTCACTTACTGATCACATGTTAAAGAGTGGTCTATATGAAAAAGTTGTAAAAAAGATGCCTAAAAATCCGAAAAAAGTTTTGACGGGTGCTAATTATCATGATAAAGGACATTGTTTTAATACAAAAAGAGCTTCTTTGTATCAACCTTCTCCGACACTTACAGCTAGTGGTGGTCTGATTCATTGGAAAGAAGATCGAGTAATGACAATACCAGAACTCAAAAGAATTCAATCTTTACCAGATGATTTTATTTTGACTGGTACACATTCACAACAAACAGAAAGAGTTGGAAGAATGGTTCCTCCTTTAATGATGAAAGCCATAGCTGAAAGTATATACAAGGAAGTTTTATCTAAACTTTGAGTTAAGAAAATAACTAAATAGATTTAGGTAAAAAGTATTTGTAGCCAAAATGTCTTCATCAATGTATAATTTACTGGAAGCTTATTCTGCTGTTTATAATCAAGACGTAAGAGAAGACCTTGATTCTCAAAGAGATTATATCAGTGAAATGCAAATTTGTAATCTTACCAAGTCAGACTTGGTTGAGATTGCTGAAGAGGTTGTGGAGATTATGCTTTCTTCTGGTATTTCAATCAAAGAAAGTCAACAGATTGTAGGTTCTCTCTTCACTAAGTCAAATATTACTGGTAGACAACAAAAGATTGATAGACTTCAGGAAGCATTCCAAACGGCTTTTAGAGAACTGACTTCAAAGGCTTCAAATACTGCTGTTGAAGAGTTTGGTAAATATAGAAATTCAAAGAAACTTCAAGAGTCCTGGTCTGCAAGATTTAATCAGGATAAAAGAGTTGAAAGAGTACATAATAGATTAGTTGCAGAAGAGATTGCTTCTACAAAAGAACTTCTAATTCTCATGATCGAGGAAAAGGATGATTCATATCTTGAAACTGATATGAAAAAGAGAGCAAAAAATAATGAAAAGGCTCTTGCTGATATGAAGACCACTAAAGCTCACAAGGATATGGTCGGAGCTGCTAGAAGATCAATGGGTATTGGCGAAGCTCTTGATCCAGTAGGTGAAGAAGATGATGACATTGATAATGATGGAGATTCTGATGAATCTGATGAATATCTGAAGAAAAGAAGAAAGGCTATTGGTAAGTCTATGAAGAAGAGGGGTAAAAAGAGAGAGGATGATGAGAAGCTTGATGAAGCAATGATGTCTAGTCCTCGTAAAGATAGAATGATTGACAAATATCATAATCAGCAATATAAAAAGGGTGGTGGAAATTATAAAGATAAAGCAAATCTTTTCAATATTGCAATTCGTGGTGATGGTCCTGGAACTCCTGGTTATGAGAAAAAGACCACTGGTGGTAAGGGTGCAAGATATGCTGGATATGGTGATCAAGGTGCAGGAAATAAAGCACGTCGTCGTGCTGGACAAGAACCATTGAGAGGAAATAGAGATCCTAGAAACGAAGAGTTTGTAAATGAAGCAGATTCACTTGCTGCAATGCAGGCAAGAAGAGAAAAGCGTCTTGCTGCACAAAGAAAGCGTGAAGGTACTACCGCAGCTGGAAACGACTTTGGTCATGACTATTCACTGACTCCTGCTCAACAAAAAGCAAGAAGAGACGCAGAGTTTAAAGCAGGAATGAAGAAGGAAGAGATGGATTCTCTATCAAAAGCATACCTATCCGTATTCTCTGAAGAGGAGTCAGACAAGGAAAAGGATAGTCACCTAGAGCGCGGCGGTCATGCTGCTCGTGCCGACTATAGTAAAGCCCCTAAGCAAGGCAGAACTGATGGAGCTAAGAAGAGTGGTGGCGATGCCCTAGCCAAAGTCAAGGCAGACATTATGGCTAAGTATGGTAAGGGTGCTATTATGGATACCAAAAAGAAGAGAAGAGATGCTGAGTTTAAAGCAGGAATGAAGAACGAAGAGTTTGACCTCTTTGATACAATTCTTGAGTTCCTTTATGTAGAAGGATATGTAGATACTCTGGAAGAAGCAGAGTGGATGATGGCTAATCTGATTGATGAAGAAGCGATTGATATTATTCTTGGTGAAGAGCAACTTGATGAAGCACTGACTGGTGAGCGTTACAAGAAAGTAATGAAAAAACCAGGCGGAATGGCATATAGTCGTAAGGTAAGTGCAGACCCAGCAAAGCGTGCCACAAGAGGTGGTAGAGGTGGTGAAAGTGATTTTGGTGCAGGTGATAGAGGAAGTGGAAATAAAGCAGCAAGAAGAGCAGGAACTTATAAAGAATATAATGTAAATGAAGAGCAACTTGATGAAGCGGATTCTGTTGCTAAGATGAGAGAAAGAGCTGCTAAGAGAAGACAGCAGCGTTATGGTGCTAGTGATACCAGCCAAGGTGGGCGTGATGATTTTAGACCATACACCAAAGCAGATTATGAAAGAGGTGAAAAAAATGATCCTAGAAAGAAAGTAAAGAATGAAGAGTTTGTGGGTGAAGATTCCCGTCGTATGAGCAATAAACAACATACTGCTCGTGTAAGATCCAATATTAAGTCCTTTGGAAACAATTATAC